CCTAAAATTCCTGATGCTGCCATCTTTTTTTAATTTTAATTTATTACTAATTTTACTTTAAAATACTTTTTGCAAAGTCACTCCAATCATCTTTGGGAGCTGCTTTATCTATCGAAACCTTTGGCTCGTTTTCAGCTAAAGTAACTGAAGGTGTAGCTTCTAGTTTTGAAATTCGTTGAGTCATTTGCTCAAACTGAGTTTTAAACTCTTCCTTAGATTCGTTTGACTTTTCTTTTTGAACACTTAGTTTCTGAGATAAAGAATCTCTTTCTTCAGTCAATGCGTCTAATCGAGCCTTTAAGTCATCTACATTAACAACCTCTTCGGTTGCTACTGCTTCTGTCTGTGCGGCAGGCTCTGCTTGCGCCGTTTCCTCTGTCTTACCTACTATCAGGCTTTTGATTTCTGTAAACCAATTTTTCATAGTTTCTTCGTTCATTTTACTCTCTGTTTTTATTTCTTCGTTTCCGAAGGTGGTTAATATATCCTCTGCTGTTTTGTTTTCGAAGCCACTCATATCGTACTTAGCGACAATTTCCATTTTACCTGACACGCTATCTACAAAACCCATCTCTTTAGCCTCATCAGCACTAAGCCAAGTTTCAGCTTCTAGCATAAAAGAAATCTTTTCTTCATCTAAACCTGTTCGTTTAGAGTACACGTTAAGCATAGTAGACTCTACTTTCTCTAAAGCGTTTACTTGTCTTCGCATCTGAGACTTATTACCGAATACATTACTCATAGGAGAATGAATCATAAATAAGCTATTAGAAGTCATTTCTATAGTGTCTGCTGCTAAAGCTATTACCGTAGCCATAGACGCCGCCAAACCTTCTATTTTTGCCGTTACCTTCCCTGTGTAGTTCTTTAACGCTGTATAGATTGCTTGCCCTTCGAAAACATCTCCACCTGTACTATTAATGTGGAGGGTAATATCTTTACCTTTTAAATCTTTAAGGTCTTGCAAAAAACTTTTAGCAGTAATTCCGTGAACACCTATCTCATCATAAATGAAGATGTCAGCAGACTTACCTTTAGCTTTTGCTTCTATCGGATTGATAGCATACCAAGACTTATTTTCGTAGATATTTTCCATAATACAAATATAAATAATTAATTGTTTATAGTGTTGCCATTACTTGACACTTTTTGTTTCATATAATCGTAAACAATTCTTTGAGTTTGCCTTATTGATATATTGTACTCTTCTGATATGTCTATGAATATATTTTTTATAAGCTCTGAGTTGTTCTTTTTTAGAGCGTTATTAAAGTCTAATCTAATTAAATAGTTTCTAACTGAATTGCTATTCAACAACCCTTCGTCGTAAAGGGTGTTTATAGTTTCTTTAGAATCAGCTCCGCAAAGCCCCTGTATTACCTCTGTTAGTTTGTTTTTCATTTCTTAAAATTTAGCTGAACTTTCTAGCATTTTAACTCTTTTTTGTGTTTTATTTAAGGATTCTACGGGTAGCACTACGTTTGTGTTTCTACCTATAACATTTCCTAAAGCCTCGTAATCTATAAGTCCTGAGCTGCCAAAGTTAGGCGAGCCAAAAGAAGTCCCTCCTCCCGCTACATTCATAGCACTCAAAGCCCCACCAAACATAGACGTGCTTTTTTTGTTTATAACAGCTTCTCCTCCTTCAAGCTCAACAACTCTACCACCTACAGCAAATCTCTCCCCGCCTTGAGCGTGAGACTTACCATGAACCATACCACCTTTCGCAAACTCCTGAGCCTTAATGGCACTAGAAGATGTTGCGTAACGAGCAAGGGCTAGAGCCGCTTGAATCGTGTACTGAGCAGCACCTGCCGCACCAAAAGTAAAAGGATTCCCAGGATTTGCAGCCGCAGCTACAGCTATGTTTGCTAGCTCTTGCATAAGACTAATCTTAGCCATTTTAAGCTCGTTTTCCTTTCTTGCCTCAAAAGCCTCTTTGTCTAGTTTTTTCTTCTCATCAGCAGCTTGCCTCTGATTTATAAGACCATCTGAAGATTCTTGATTAACCATGTCTTTCCTTTTTTGGATAGCTCTTTCTTGGTTTGCTAACTCAGTCTCTAAGGCTTTTTTTCTAGCTTCAGCTATAAAGCTTATCCCCTTTAAAGCCAAGTCAACCTTTATTTTTTCAAGATTCTCTTCTTCTTTAAAGGATGCTTGGGCTAACTGAACATTAAGGTTAGAAATTTTACCTCTTATTTTTTCTTTTTCTGCGTCAGTAGAGCCTGCAATTAAAAGTAGCTTTTCTTGATAAGCTATTTCATCTGTAATGTTTTGTATTCTAAATTGCTTATTAGTTAAGTTTCTAGTCTTTGCTTGCTTCAAAGCATTCGAAGTTTTATCCTCTTGAAACTTCTTTGTTATAGCCGCTTCTTCTAAGTTAAACGCATCAGTATTTGTATTTCTTATTTGAAGGGATTTCTTTTTTGCTTGAGTTTCAAGTTTATCTAATCGAGTTTGTATAGCTATTCTCTTCGAGTCATTGTCAATCTCAAAAGTAGACATAGCCGCAAGCAAATTCCTTTCTTTTTGTATCTTTGCTTGAATAATAGATAAGTCAGTATTAGCCCTACTTTCTTTGTCAGTAAGGTCAATCTCGTTTAGAGTTTTTATCTGCGACGATAAGTTTTCTCTAGACTGTAATTCAAAAGCATCGTATTTTTGAGCTAAATCTGCCCTCCTATCTTTTTCATTTGAAATCTTTAGATTGTCAGCGTCATCTAAAACTTTCATCTTAGCTAAATGCTCTCGGTAGCTCTTTGCATAGCTATCAAGCTCTGAATTAAACCCTTCTAAAGTGGGTGCGCCTAAAAAAGACTTCATGAATAAAAGCTCGTCATTAGTAAAGTTATTCTCCCCCCCAAGCATCTTAGCCCTAATCGCAGAAGTTTTATCTCTAAATCCTTCTAGCTGTTGTTGGCTTTTCATAAACACGTCTGCTTGATTTTTAAGACCTTGGTCTGTGACTGTTTGCGCTAACTCAGCTAATTCATCGGCGTTAATACCTAAAGCACCCGCCCCGCTAAACTGCAAGAAAAAAGCTTGAGTTTTTTGCCAAGTAGTAGCATCTTCACTAGCAAGAATGTCAAAAAAGTCTGCAATCTCTAAAGATTTTTCTTTAATAAAATCAGAGTCCCCCATTGCTACTTTTAGATTACTCCAAGAAGCGGAAAATCTATCTAAAGCAAACTGACTAGAATCCATGTTTTCCTCTAATGCTTTTTGGGTATTAGCAGCACGAAGAGTCTCATCTTGATTCTCAGCTAAAACTTCATTGTAAGTTGAAGCGTTATCTCCCGCAAGAGAGAATATAGCGGTAAGCCCACGAACATTACCAAACATTAATTCAATATCTCTAGGGCTAGTCTTATAAACATTATTCAATCTCTTTAATGTTTCAGTAAACCCTACCGCTTTCATTTGGGCAGCCCCTATAGGAATACCATACTTAACAAATAAATCTCTAGAAGCAGATGCAGGTTTTTGCATTTGAGATATAGCGGCACGAAGAGCTGTTACTGACTTTGCAGCATCCAAACCTGAACGAGTTGTAGTTGCAATAGCAGCCCCTAATTCCTCTATAGATATACCAGATGCCGCAGCAAAAGGAACTACAACCCCTAATGATTTAGAAAGTTCCGCTACAGTTGTTACACCGAACTTTTGAGTTGTAAACAAGATGTCGGTAATCTTGCTTGCTTCAGAAGCCTCTAGACCGTAAGCGTTTAACACTGTGGTTAAACCCATTGTAGAGGATTTAAGGTCTGTAACCCCTGCGATAGCTAGCTTAGATGATTCATTAAGGAATTGAATAGCGTCTCCACCCGATATACCTGCCGAGACAGCATTAAACATAGCTTTGTTAACATCCTTTAATCCAAGACCAAAATCCTTTGCTAACTGTAAAGACCCTTTATATAAGTTGCCTGAGAATAAACCCGTATCGTCTGAGTTCATAAGGGTTAAAACATTCTTAACTCCTTTTTCGTAGTCAGCAAAAGCTTTCACGTTAGCACCTATAAATCCCGTCAACCTTCTAACAACTGCAATAGCCCCCGTTACAGCAGCAGCCATTTTAGCAAAGTTTTTTAAACTACCCGCTACAGAGGTTGTTTGTTTTTTCTGAGCAGCAGTGTTTTTCTTTGTTGTAGCTGTATTTTTAGTTAAGGCTTGGTTTTGAAGTTTTATAGCGTTTTTCTGCCTTTCAATCTTCTTAGTTAGATTTCCTACTTGCTTTGCGCTTGCGGCATCAGCGCCTTTGTGTTTAGCCTTTTTCTTTAAAACATCTGCTAGCTGTTTGTTTAATTGAGATAGTTCTATTTTAAATTTACCTAATTGGTCTCTTCCGTCGATACCAAATTTAATTCTGTACTCGTCTGTAGCTTTAGCCATTTTCTATAATATTTCGTAATTAGTACCCGTTCTAGTAACTAGCAATAACTCAACCTCTGTACTTTCTCCTGAGAAGTTAAAGTCTTTTATTTTGTTTAATATATATAATTCGTTATCTATTTTTATTAATTGCTTAAAGTTAATAGACCTAACATCTTCTGCTGTTAAATATATTTCAGCGGTAATCATCTTATCCCTCATCGACAGCATATCAACAAGTCCTTGATGGTACGCCTTAAACAAACTAGAAGAGTCTCCCTGACTATTTTCGCTATCTGAAAATAAAATCGTAGGAGTGCTTGTTTCAAAAGGAAAGTAAGAACCTACTTCTAGATAAATAACAGTCCTAGTTTCTTTATACCTAAATAAGCCGTCCGCCGAACCTCCATTAGCTGTTCCGTTTCTTATAAATAACTCATCTAGTGAGTAATGAATACGAGGAGCTTCGAAATTCTCCTCATCAAAAGTATCAATCATTTGATAAGTATTAAGTTCAGAATAAGACTCATCAACATATTTCCCTCCTTTAATAAGGCACAGCTTGTATTCGTGAGAATTATTAGCGTTAGGCTTTTGTTCAGGAAGAACAGGCTCTAAAGTTGATTCAGGCTCGCTCCATATTCTAGGTAGGTATAATGGAGTTTTTGGCATGTTTTCATTTTCAGCAGCCAATTCGGGTATCAAAGGATTCCCTCCTTGTTTTCTACATATAAATTTAGCGTAACCCATTTTTAAAGAAGAAAAAATATCTAAAGAAACACCATTGCCATCTTCACTTGATAAAGGATTTGCCGCCGAAGCCATTCCGTTTTGCGCTAAGTAAACTTTTTTATCTCCAAAAGATAAAGAGGAATCTCCTGTAACGTGATTAGATGTAGAGTAATCAGATGAATCTTTAGCCATTGAATAAACTAAATCGGAGCTTATAATTTCATTGTTTCTTATCTCTGTTATTAAAGCTTTGTCAGTCAAGTCATTAAACCCGTAAGTATCTCCGCTAAAATCATAAAAAGAATTATAAGGCTCTACGCTTATTTCTTTAGACACTTCATTCGTAGTCCAAATTAAATTAAAGCACTTCGTTATTTCAGAAACAAAATCTAAAGCCTTAACATCAGGAAGCACGTCTAAATAAGTTACTCTAGGATTGGAAACAGATGTGTAAATCACTTTGTTCCTACCCTCCATAGCGTATGGGGATTCGCAAATAGCCATTCTAAAATCTAACTCCCTAACTTTAAACCCGCAATTAAATTTTTGAAAAGAAAGACCTGAAGCTTGCGTATTACCACTATCCCTATTTCTAGTACCCATAAGAGCGATTACGTGATACTTCTTTCCTTGCTCTAGGTATTGAGTCCTGCTTAGAGATACCCTCGTGTCTGTGTAGTCTGTGGATAAAAGCTCTACTGCGTTTTCGTCGTACAAGTCAAAAGCATTAGCAGACAGCATTTTATTGTTTATGTAAATATCGTCGTTAGCAAACTCTTCGTCAACTAACATTACAGTCATAAACGTCTTCTTGTCTGAGGTATCTATACCTGTGTAATTATCGACGTGGTAGAATCCGAATTTATTTAATGGAGTGTTAGGAACGCTTGTTAAATCAAAGTTTATTGCTATATCTAAGTTATAGTAATCAGAACTTCCCACTTCTATAACTGATTTACTAGCCCCTAGATTATTGTTTTTTAACTTATTCTTTTGATTAATGTTTGAGTTATAATAAAGACCTGTACCCTCTAACCTATCTGTAGAACCAATATTTTCATAAGAGTGAGATAAAGAGTTGTCTTGATTTATTATATTAAACTTAATGAAAGCCCAATCAATAAAGTAAACAATATCCGCACCTTGATGCTGTCCTAAGAAATGTTTAGCAGAAATAAAAGGTCTACTTTCTAACGTGTTACTTGAAAAGGCTGAGTTTTGTTTAATGCCTGCGTTGTCAAGATTGTAATCAAACGAAGCGTCTAAAACTGTTTGCTGAATGTGAAAGTCAGGCTTCTTCATTGACGGAGCTATAACAGCCAGTCTACTTACTAGATTCCCAAAGTCAATAGAAAAGTCGCCATCAAACTCGCTATCCTCATTAAAGAAATCGCTATTTAAAGTATAACCTATTGTTGAAAATATTTTCTCTAAAAGTTTCTTTATAGAAAACGCTGCCTTTATATTTCCCCAACCAATATTAACTGCATCAGGATTTTCAGAATCCCTAACCTTCCATTTGCCATTATCAACAAGAGGGAAGAATATTTCAGTATCTAAGCTAGGGTTTAAAGCCTCTCTAGTTATTTCATACTCAGTAATTTTATAAGACTCTGACTGAATAGATTTTAGCTCTATTTGTTTAAGGGCTTCAGTCCAGCCTGCGTTTCCTGCCATTAAATTAATATCTATAGAATAAGCGCCCCTATCGTCTAAACTAGAGCCTAGCAAGTTTGCGTACCCGTTAAACAAGCTTACTCCATTAGCTTTTAACTCAAACTTTTTAGGTTTTATAAAATTATAACCACCCTCCCAAGAAAACTTGCTAGAGATAGAATTTAATTCATTCTCAAACCCGAAAGCTAGTTTGTTTTTTGAAGTTGCAGGTAGTGATATTGTTTTTGAAAAAGAAGAACTAGAAGCGTCTAACTCTCTAAAGTCTTTAACTGTAGATGTCATTGGTATTTCAAAATCTTCAAACAAATCCAAGGAGGTAACCTGAGTCTGAGAACCCGAAGTTGTAGTCCCTTCTATTATTACGTCAGAAACTATACAATCTAAAGTATTTCCTGTGCCATTACTCCTAAACTTTAACATCAAGGTTTTGGAGGCAATTATGGTTGCAGGGTTGTTTATATTTACTTCAAAATATGTACCTAAAGAGCTTGAAGATATTAAGTTCTCAACAGTCGAGCCGTTTGCATTAGCATCGTGAGACACAATAATTGTATTTCCTGGCGCTAAATAATTGACTAATATTTTTATTTTAAGAGCAGTATAAACAACGCCTTGAGTGCCTGAAAAGAATGTGATAATAGATGCTTCTTTGTCGGCGGCTACTAGGTTATATGTTTGAGCGTCTATGCACTTAACCCTTAAAGCTATATCGTAATTAGATACGTGAGGCAGAGTTGTATTAGTAGAAGTTATATTTCCATACTGCTCCATAACAACTCTACTTCCTTGCTGAGGAATAGCGGCTGACACGCTTGAGATTAAAACATCGTTACCCGCTAAAGCAGACCCTTTCTCTTCGGCAGTTTCACTCCTTAATCTAAGGAACTCTCCTTCAACAGGAATTGTTACGGTTACTGCGCCTGTGGCGTTAAACTCTTCCGATGCTGTATTTTCGCCTGTATCTACCCTTAAGTTATCTCCTGAAGCAGAACTAATGAATGCTGTCACATTCAAGTCTTGACCTAAGAATTGACTAGGGATAGGCGACATGGATTCAATTAAAGGAGGCTTGACTCCGTTTGAAGGATTGTACTTATATCTCGCAAGGTTACCCCCGCTAGTGTCTCTAGTTATAAAGGAATTTTCAGAATCAAAAAACTCGATTGATTTTATATTAAATATTCCATAAATATGATTAGTAGAAAACTCCTTATCTAAAAATATATGCAAATCATTAGAGCCTATCTTTAGATTGACTCTTTTTGTAAGCTCTATCTCTAGAGGAAACCCATCAATGTCGTAAATATTAGCGTCATCTAAAGGATGAACTCTTTCCGTTTCATCTAACTTAAGTTGTTTAACGCTACCAACAGCTCCTGGATGATTGTGAACCCCATTGTTATCATGAAAAGGGAGTATTATATTTTCCTTATCTGTTACTAAAGTGTCGTCGGGATTAAAGCCTTCGCCACCCGAAGAATATGATTGTTCAGTGTAATAAGGCGAAGACGATGTGTCTAATATTGAGTAGTTAGCCGTGTATTTAGCTAGCTCTGATGTAGTGAAAATCAAAGGAGCGTTAGAGGTCTTTTTACTAGTACCAAACAAAACATTGCCCGCAAAGTTAGTAGAAAGTGGTGTCTCTAAAGTTCCCGTTGCTGAGTCTAAATTGTAATCCTCTTCAAAGGCTTGTTCTTGTATGCTATATCTAGACTTTTCAAATCTAATATAACTTACTCTAGTGTAACCGTTAAAGGCTTGACTATCTTGAACCTTAATGTCAATGCAATGAGATGTCGTGCTTGGGCAAGCTTGAAATGAGAAGTTAAACCTTGAGGTGGTTGGGATTACCCCAACAGCAAGTATGACTTCGTTTACAAGAGTTTCTCTGATTGAGCCGTCTGCGTTTAATGCTCGCACCCTTATCATTATAGGGACATTAGACTCTCTTAAACAAATAGAAACATTGTATTGTTGAGCTTTATCTAAAGTCACTAAACTCCTAGCAACGAATGCAGGTATAGAAGAGTTTAAGTGCCTAATAAGTAAATGCCTTGCGCCTGAGACTCCTCCAACCAGAAGAGGTGTTGTTGAAGACGACGTTGAGCTATACGTCTCGTCGGCAGCCGTAATCGTAGGGAAGAAAGAACCATTAGCTGCGCCTGAAACAACTCCGTTTGTTACTTGATATGAATTAGCTAAATCGTATAACGTGTCGTTAAAGTCATGATTGTTTGGATTCCCGTATGGTAATCCGTCAGTATAAGCAAACGGAAGGATGTTAGATATAACGCTAGTATCATTCGGTATCTGATACACTACCTCGAACTCAACGTTAGTTCCTATTACGTGGTTAGGGAAAATGTTTTCTAAAGTTAAAACAACAGGGGGTAGTTGATAGTTAACCCCTTTTTCAGGTAAGTTTAAGTAGCTATCAAATAAAGAGTCTTCAATGTTCGGTAGCTTTCTTTGCCCCCAAAAATCAAATTCTCCATCTTCATGATATTTGTTTATGCTAGGATAGTACCTGCTATTTGCGCTGTCATGGCTAAACGATAAAAAGGCTAGATAAGCCCCTTCATTATCATATACACGAAGGTATCTATTATCATTATTTACCGTTCCCGTTAGTACTATTGATTGAAATTGGTAACTAGATATAGTGTTAGCAGTTCTAATAGACCCAAAATTAACTCTAGATGCATGGTCTAAGGTAAAATTCTCCGCAAGATAAACATTATTAAGGTATTGTCTATCGTTTAAATTAAGGGCGGTTTGTGGGTGGGTACTTGATGCGTCGTTTATTAATTTACAAGTTAATTTTTTAGCTCTTTCAGGAGAATTTGATGAAGAAGTTTTTCTCCCGTAAAGGGTTAAGCTTGGAGCTAATTCATCTACGTCAGCATTGTAGTATGAGTAACCTGTCGAGGAAGCGTTTTCTAACTCACTGATACCGTTTTGAGTTAACCCATTATTTTCTAGAGTGTATATAGTAAATCTCCAAGAATTTGCGTGGTAAAAAGAAGAGTGAGCTGAGGAATTATTGTCAAGAAATTTAGGATTCCACCCCGCATCAAAAGTTGTGTTATCTATAGTTATACCAAATGAAGAGCCTCCTGAAAAGTTAATGTCATCAAATCCATTGTATCCCCAACTTGAAATAAGGCTGTATCCAATATTACTTACAGCATCCCAATTAGAGAATGTAGAGTTTTCAATAATTAAATCTACAATCGAGGTTTCAGTCGAACCTAAAGCAGAATCCCCTATTATTATTTCAAATATATTTCTAGCCATAATAATTATCTATTTACTGTGAAGGTGTCTTTTATAAAGGATAATGAGAATTGGTCTAAACCTGTAATCTCTTGAGCTAAAGGGACGGTGTCTGCGTCAATAACCGAGACAGGGCAGAATCTACCAACATTATCATCTCCAATTTCATAAATAAAAACATTCGTACTTCTATAAAGCTCTGACAACCAAGCAGAAGTTTCTTTATTTATAATTGCGCTTAAAGTGTAAACCTCTTCCGTCATCCCTCTAGAGACCCCTCTATTAGATGAGTTTCTTTTAGTGTAATCTTTGTTAGCTGTTTTAAAAACGTCTTTACTATTTACGTGAGATATTCCTAGATTAGATTCAAAGGTATAAAAATCTAGCAAATTATAATCATTAACAAAGTAAATTGTTTGAGCATTTCTAACTCTCTTGAAGCTAGAGTTTGTGGTAGAGTTTATGTCTACTATCTCAAAATTTAATTCATTAGTGCTTGATGCGCCCCCAACCTTAGTTATTTTTGCCGAAAAGTTCCCACCACCCATTAATGCAAGGGTAGTGTTGCTTGCGGTTGAAAGCAAAAAGCTATCAGATATACTTAAGTTTAATGTTTTTATTGTGTTTGCATTTGCGTTAGCTACCTGCCCTGTAGTAGCATTAAATGCGTAACTAGTACCTGAATTATTTTTAGTGATAATCGAAACCTTTAATGCCGCAGAGTTATTCTGAGCAAGAATTGACAACCCCATAGGAAAGCCCACGGGTATCTTCCTTCTTACAGATGAGGGACAGTTAGTTAGGAATTTATAAAAATCATGCCCATTAGCGTCTGCTAATATAGCTGCATCCATTCTCCATCCTGAAAGCTTAAAAGAAGCGGGTAGTGTATTGCTGGTTTTGAGAGAGTTAATTTCTCTATTAGGAATTTCTATATCACAAACTTTCAAGCTATCTACTGCGGTACTAATCTCAGCGTCATCTTCATTTAAAGTTAAAATACCTGTATCTGTATCAATATACCAACTCCTAGCTGAAACTGAGTAATTTTTAATTAACAAAAAGCTACTAGCTCTATCTATTCCGTTAGCGCCGTTTGCCGTAGAAAACAAATCATTGTAAGTATCTTTAGGTATTGTACTTTTTAGGATTGAAGAAATATCAAAAGTAAAAGTCGGGGAAGTTAAAGTGCTTCCAACATCCCTTCCTTGAATTAACGGAACGCCTAGATTAGTTGTTACACCCGAAACAACTGATTTAACTTGGATTTGAACTAATGTTGTATTTGGAGTTCCTGACCCTAGATACGATACAAGTATTGGTCTGTTACATGTTTCTATCTCTTTTGTAGATATTGAAGAGGTAGAATTTGTTAATGCTATATTTTGAGCCATAGTATTTTATTATTTAAAAAATGTTTTTACTTCCCCGCTAGATTGTCTTGAAAATGATAAAGATTCTTGAGACATCCCTTTAACTACTGCGAGTAAATCTTTTCTAGCTAAATTTCTTAACCTCTTCTTCTCTTCGTTCCAAACGATGTCTAACCAACCTATGCCGTGGTCGTTATAGGTTTTAAACCCTCTTTTTTGAATACTTCGAGCTATAAGATAAGCGGCTTGTTTTTTCTTCATAAACCGACCTTTCTTATCCCTGCCAGGCTTTATCCCCTTTAAATCCATCCAACGCATTATAGCGTCTACAGGAGGCATCTTTTTAGGGTGTATGTTCTTGTTTAAAAACCTACCGTACCCTTTAAGCATTACTTCAAACCCTGCTATTAAATTACCCTTATCATCAAAACCTTTAGTAAGCCTACCCTTAACGGAGTTAGTAAGCTCTGATGAAGCAATGTTGTTTCTAGAAGATAAGGACTGTCTAAGCTTAGTAGTAAAAGAACCTGCATAACCTGCAACTCTTCTCCTTAATTTATTATAAGCCTTTACTTTATTTAAAGCCATCTTATAAAGTTTTAAGTTTATTCATGATTAAGTTAACATTAGAAGGACTTACAGCTTCATCGTATATAGCTAAGGACTTCAACTTACCCACAAAACCTTGATATACAAAGTTTTCATTAAGCTCTGTTGCGCCAAAAATAAACTTAGAATTAGATATTATATCATCCCTGAAAGAAGACAATTCGTAAGAATCTGTTTCGGTATAAAGTATTGTTTTCTGATTTGCGTGGTCATTAACTAAAGCTATCGCCTTCAACTCAGAAGAGTTCCCGTAAGGTCTTAGGTCTACAGAAGAAAAAGATTCAGTAGTAGCCGATGTGTCATCATCCACTAGTAATTCTAAATCGCCTTCTACTCCCCCTCCTGTTTTTACTCTAGCTCTAAAATAATCTAATTGAGCATCTTTACTGAATGAGAACAAAGTCATGCTATCATTAACCGCTTCTTGAGATATAAAAACTTTAGCGAAAACCGTAAAGCTTGCGCTACTGAAACTAATAGAAGGAATCTGAAGAGCTTCTGAGTTCGAGAAAGTTACAGGACTTTCGAAAACAAAATCAACCCCATCAAAAGAAACGAGGTTGTCGCTACTTAAATGAGTGATATTTAAAGTTGAGTTTAATGGTCTCAAAGGCTCCCAAAGAATAGAGTTTGAGTTAACTAAAACCCCACTAGACGAGTGATAAAAAGCTTTTAAGTTCGTTTCGTACGGTAAAGATATAGGAACCGAAAAAGATGCAAACCCTAAAGCGGAAGGTGCTAATAAAGTAAAAGTAAGTTTAACTCCCTTTGTTAGGTCAACGCCAAACTTAGAAATTCTTTCTATTTGAATTGAGCCTTCATTTAGTATGTATTCTCCGTCTCTTACTGCTAAAATCTTTTTCATCATATTGTGAAATAAAGACATACAGTCATCATATAAGCTTATTGAATAAACATCACTTTTATCTTTCCTTTCAGGCTTTAGTATAAAACAAACTATTTCGTACTCTTCGTAAGCTCTATTTATATCTGACACTCTTGAGTTTGGAGGCTCAATAATGCAGACAGGGTAATTGTAGTTTCTTATTTTATTTATCTCACTTTCGTCAAACATATACAGCTTATTCAATCCTTCTGTGTTTGAAACCGCAGTGTTGAAGTCGCTGAATATATTTAGTATGCTTTTATAATTCATAATGTATTACTTATATTTTTTACTTTGCTCTTCGTTTATTTCGTAATCGTAGTTAGCTTTACACGCAAGGTACGAAAGATATTGAAAAACATCTGAAATGTTTGTATATAAAACACTGTCAATCGGAGTCTTGTCAGGTCTTTTAAATATGTTACTTTCTGCCAACTCATATAGCGTTTTAATCCAACCAAGGTGTTGAAAGTTCTTTTTATATACGGCAGCTTCTTTTCCGCTTGCCGAGCTTCGTACATCAGGTATGCTAGACTGTAAATCTTCGATTTCTTTGACAAAAAAAAAGAGAAGTCCAACGCTATTGACACAGGAATATCCTCAAATCTTTTAGCTAAAATATCTCTGTCTTTGTTTTGCCAATCCCCGTCAAGCTCTACTGTGTGGGCTAATTGATGAGACAGATACATAACAGAGTTTGGGTCTGTGTTCTTGAAGTAAAACTCAGATTGAACTGACTCTAAGTATTGACCGTAGTTGGTGTTAATTCTAAGCCCGTCAGGTAAGCTATACTTAATCCCTTCAAACTCGAATGATTTAATGTCTTTACCTTCTCTTTCTTCTTGTAGGAAGTCTAAAGACTTATGATACTCGTTAACTAAAGCTATTGGAAGTTCAAGAACCTCATCTCTACTTAGACCTGAAAAGATTACGCAAGAATCTAGTTTCATCTCAACATCTAACTTATCTAAAAACTCTTCAGTCACATCTTCATTCTCCTTAATAGATTCTCCGTACTTAACGCAAACCTTATTATAGTCAGAGAACTGTCTTAGTGTAACTCCATCCCAACTTGTAGGGAATTTCATTTCTTTGCTCATGTTTGTTTATCTAAATGCTGTTATTCGTTTTCCTTTTCCGTACAAGTCTAAAGCTATCTGCAAACAATCCACCATATCATCGTGGCGAGCGTTAGGGAATTGAGCGCATTGAGAAAGGAAATTATCATTCCACATCCCTTCTATCATATTAACTCTTCCTGATTCTATTATGTTTACAACGTCACTTATTCTAGCCACCTTATCCTTGGAGGGTGGTTTGGATTCTATGATGTTTAATCTAGTGTTTCTCTTTAATGTTTGTACTATCGACTTTCCGCTAGCTTTTGGTTCTACATAAATCTTAGAGCGCCTGTCGTACCCGTTTCTCTCGCAGAAAAGTTGTATGTACTTTACTAGTTCAGGGAACTCCATGTACTTTTCTTCAACACACCTAATATAATACTCGTTCTCGTATATAGAGTAGCATAGCAGGGCTGAAGGGTCGTTATTTTCTTTTGATGTATAAGCGGGGTCTATAACAAAGTTCCAAGTCATAAGAGCTTCATCTCTAAGACTACGAACAACATTAAACCACTCTTTTTTTATTATACCACCATCGGCAGGTGCGGGCTGTTGTTGGAGCTGACCTGCGTACTCATAGCTTCCTAGTTGATATTTATAGTCTTGTAGTATTTTTCTAGAAAATCTAGTATCCCAAAACAAGTCATTTTTATAGAATTTAAGGAGTCCTTTAGGACTCAAAATTTTTGAGGATTCCGCAGGTATGCAGACGTGCTTGTAAGAGTCAGGATTGTTTCGCAGAAGGTATCCACTTAAATCATCTTCGTGCAGCCTTTGCATAATTATTATCCTCACGCCTGTTCTAGGGTTGTCTAAGCGACTATAAAGGGTTGTGTTATACCAATCGTTAGCTTGAGTCCTTTCGGCTTGTGAGGCGGCTTGTTTTGGGCTTATAGGGTCATCTACTATTATTATAGACGCACCCGCTCCCGTTACAGTACCTCCAACCGAAGTTGCTCTACGATTTCCTGTATGGTCGTTAACGTAATGGTGTTTAGTGTTTTGGTCAGGTTTTATAACAAACAAATCCCCCCAATTATCTTGAAACCACTTACTTTGGATAACATCCCTAGACTTAGCACTATGCTCTACGCTTAGTGAAGCAGAATAGGATGCTGTTATGAATCTAAGCTTAGGGTCTTTAATCCAACACCAAACAGGAAACAATATAGTACACATAAGGGATTTAGATGCACGAAAAGGGACGTTTATGATTAAGTCTTCTGTTTTAGGTTTATCGGCTATGATTCTTTCAGCCTCCTTCTGTAGAAGTTGGCAAACATATTGATGATGCCAATTAATATCCAACTGAACAGCAGGCTCAACAACCTTAAACGCCTCCTTGAAAAATTCAAAGTAAGACATTTCACAGAGCTTTCTCCTTAGAGCCTCTGCCATTTCCTTAGTTGTAGCTGTGTTCAAGTGATTCAAGGTTTATATTTTTTCTAAATATATGGTAGTTCCTGGCAATACAGTCACAGTCGTGCTAGATGCAGACGTTAAAGTAAAGAAAAGCTCTTCTCTTGCATCAGTAATGTTTACCAAGTCCACAAATGAGAAGTCGCAAAACGAACCGACATTAATGAATTGACGTTGAATTACTGCGTTCCTTCCAATTCTACCTGTAATTGTTACAGGATTATGTCTACTAGCGTCTGCAATTACATTTACTTGAACCTTGTAAATACCTACACTTAAGTTGCTAAATTTAATACCATCTCTAGAATCAATAGTTACAGCGTGGTTTAAGCTAGGAATAAATGGGTTAGTCGAACCTATACCTAATCCAGACTCTCTTGAAACTATACCGCTAGCAGGAGAGTCTAGTCTTATAAAGCAAGGGGATAAACCTTTCTTTGCTGTATTGGCTGTTATAGCTGCTGCTTGAGAAGAGCTAATTCCATTTTTAGCTGTGTTAGCTGTAATAGCTGATGCTTGAGATGAAGTTATGCCTGTTTTATTTTCATTTAAAGCTGAAAGGTTGCACATAGAGTTCATATCGTCTCTTAAGTCCTCAATAACGTCTAATGCGTCAGGCTCTCTTCCTATTCTACCAGCGCTGTCAATTAAAGGAGGTCTAGTTCCTATAGCCGCTTTGTATTTTGGGTCAGTGTTTTTTTCTCTTCTTGCTACTGCCATTTTTATAAGTCTTCAAAGTTTATATCCTCAACACTTCCTGAGCCTTCGCCTAATAATTTTTTTAGGTCTGCCGTTGTCGTGTCTTCAGTTAAATTAATTTCTATTTTATGTGACTTCTCTTCGTTTATCTGAGCCGCTAACAGCTTAGGTGTAACGTAAGGAAGTAGTTTAACTATACAATCTATGTAATCTTTGGCGCTTCTATCTCTAACTTCAGCTAAAGCTTTTTTTATTTCAGAAGTGCTGCCTTGTAAAGCTAAGGCAAGAGTTTCTCTAGTAACTTTTGTTACCTTATTACCTTGCCCCTTCGTCCTTCCGCTAGGATTTCCGCTTTCGCCCTTTTTAAATTTTGTTATTCTCCTGCCTTCAGCCATTAATACTTTGTTTTAGCTTTTGTTTTAGGTTTAGTATGCCCCCATCCCTTAGCTTTAAGGGCTAAATGTTCTTTATTAGTCTTAGCAGTCTTAACTTGACCTGACTTGCTATACATTTTATGTGGTTTAAACGGCATAATTATTTTTTATTTTTTTTAGACCCTGCTTTGTATTTATTTCTAGCTCTGTTAGTAGAGGCTTTTTCTTTAACTAGCTTGCCACTTTTAGTGTGAGACATATCTAATCCGTCTCCATTACCGTAAGTTCCTGCTTTTCTGTTAGCTTTTACTAATTCAGCACGTCTTTTTTTTCTTGCAGGGGTTGCGTCGTACTTTTTATCGTAAGCCGCTTTAGTTTTCCTAGAAGATGGACTCTTTTTGTAATTTCTTGCAGATTTCTTTAACGCCATAATATATCATTTAAAAAACAAATGTAAGAAAAAAAATCGTAAATTCCTTGACTTTTCATAAATAAAAGTATAACTTCGCTCGAAGTATTAGCTGAGTCTTTACGAAGCAATCTAAAAACAAGGGCGCACTGTTTTATTTCTAAAAACAAGCCTTGACTATACCCCCTTTATACCCCCTCAACACTTATTACATTTACCTCAACACTTTGGAAGAAGTCATAATTTCTGTGATTTGGCTAAAAACCCCTATCCTAATATCGACGGTTCTATATATGTAGTAAGTTATATGTCGTTGATTATCAATAAGTTAACCTAAAGTAGCCTCATATATAGGTTTCTCGATACGTTGACCAAAATGTCGCTTTACATATCTAGATTAGTATATAACATGCTGTTTTTGTGTTGCTGTTTTTCTGTTTTCAGCAGGTCTTAAATCGGATAATGAAGCCCCTTTTTAGCCACGTACAGCGCCTATCTATTTGTTTACATGTTAGTATGCCCCAAAGACCGAAGTCGTATTACACGTGCTTAAAATGCGTTTAAGTATATCTAGAAAACTATATTCATCAAATAAGCCCCTCTCCTGTACTTTTAAAAATTTCGTATGCCTATATATACCATGTGTTGAGATATGCGCTTAAATCAAAAAACCCAGTCATAGCCTAGGCTGTAGCCTTATTTAGAATTTGCCCAAAACAAAAAAACTTTCGCCCTGTATCCCACGCTACCAGTACAATCGTTATTTTTTTCATTCTAAATAAGCCCTAATGCAACTCAGTTGCTTGCACACGTCGAAGTGTTTAGGTATGTTTACGCTAGTTCTTTACATCCTGACCGCTTCACTGTTGTATAGTGAAAACGCGATATGTAAGAACCTACATATTTAACTAACCAAATACTTAGATTATGAACACAATTACACAAAGAATTTTAAACCTTATTTCTGAAGGCAAAAAGATTGCCGCTCGAAAATTAGCTGACGAATACTTAGCAGCTACAAAAAAAACGCCGCTTAACTCTACTATAAACCAAACTTTAAACAACTAGAAATTATGACTAAAATTGAAAAAAGAATTATCGCCCTTTTTGGTATTGCAAATCGTTCTATTGCTCAAGAAACTGAGCTTAAAAACCTTATGAGAAACGGCGCAACGGCAAGCGCTCAGAAGGTCAAAGCTACTAAAGAGAAACGCTCACTACAACTTGAAAAAGCTAATAAAAAAGTGGCTGCAATAATAAGAGAATGCGCTAAAGAAATCCAAGCTATATATGTAAATAACGATATATGTTTAGATAAGCGTAATCTCAATTTTAGCTACTCCGCCAAAGCTACTTCTAAGCCTAGTGCAAAAAACGCCAAGTGTAGCACACCGCTTATTGCCAAGCGTAAAAAGGTTGCCTCAAAAAGCAAAGACTTCAATGAGAGAGCTACCTTAATTGCCAAAGATATAAAAAAGCTTACAACGTCAGCATGAATGCAGATATGTAACTTTTTAGAAACATAGATAACTAGATAGGTGGGCGTAAAGCTCACTTATTTTTTACCCAAAAATCGCCTTGTATATTTTCGCAGGCGTGCGTACATGTATGTGCTATAATCGCATGTACATATATTTTCGCAGGGGCGCACGTTCTATTAGGCGTTATACACGTTTAGTTTATTTCATCAGAGTATAAGTCTTGACTTGTCTTGATAAAGTAGAGAGAGCATATTAAAGGCTTTGAAAATGGGGGGGGAGTATGATATTTTGTCTTTTTTATCATTTCCTGTTTTAAATTTTTGTGCGAACACGTACAACATTCAAGTCCTGCTGACGAGTGGGCTTAGGTTACCAACGCCTAAAACCAAAAACGTGGGTTAGAAAGCTATCGCTAACAACCAAGAAAGGATAGCAACATGGTGCGTTCGTCTAATGGTGTCGGGGTTTATCTCCGCAGGACAAGTTGATTTCATCTTCTAAATGTTGGTTCGAATCCAACACGCACTACTAACCAAACACGATTGATTATGAGAATTACGGAAGATTTTGCGGCGTTGTTAAACGACTGCAACGATATTATGCACACTAAAACTTCTACTTTATTGTTGGAGTTATCGAAAGGGAATATTAATGACGAGCAACTGCTCAAAGGAGATATACCGATGTTTCTCAGCAAAAGCATAACTGAGATAGGTAAGGTTTCTTACGCTACGTCTAACAGGATAGAATACTATTCTTGGAGTAATGAGGAGGCTTCTGACTGCTCAAACGAAAAACGAATGAAGGCTAAGGTAGGTAAAACTATCAAGAAAATATTTACGTCTTCTTTCTTAGACGAGTATTACGGCGACAAGTTCAACAACGACGTAGAACTTTTTACATCGCAGCTTAAATCTAAGTTTCACGAGGACAACGAAAGTCATCTTTTCGAAACATCAGAGGTAAACGTAAACTATCATTGGGCAAGGACTTCTGAAGATACTCAAGAGGGTTGCGGTTCTCTAGGAGAAAGTTGTATGAGAAGCGACGAATGTGTTGAAGGAGATTACATGGAATTGTACGATTGGTCAGACACCCCCGTTCGCTTGTTATGCGCAGATGCAGGGGAAGGTATATACGCTCGTGCTTTATTGTGGGATATTGAAGGCAAAACCTACATGGATAGGATTTACGAAACGCACGACGGGGATATGGATGTATTCAAGTCTTACGCTAAAAAGAAAGGTTGGATATATAAAGAGCGACAAAGCTACTCAGCAAAAACTACTTGGATTGTTGATGGGGAAGTACAGACTATTCCTTTAATTGTCCCTTGCGCAGACTTAGATAATATTGAAAGATTTCCATACATAGACACGTTTACTTTTGGGTTCATTGATGCAGACGGGGACTCTTACTTGACTAATGATATTAGACACGCTCATAAGTTACACGGAGTTACTGAGTTTAGAAAGTTCGAAAGTACATCAGGAAATTACGACTGCAATGATTATAGGGTAGTTACCTTTATTAGTGATGATGCGTCGACCACGTACAGGGGCTTAGACGTTAATTGTGATTACACTACCTTTGATGAAGACTCAAATCTTTCTCCGATGTTGCAAAAAATATACGATGAGGAGGTAGGCTCATTCCTTAGAGTGTCAAGAGTAGATAGTAATAATAGAACTCGATTATGGAGAATAAGGGATATTAATGATAATAGAATGTGGGCGCACGACTCAGAACTCGTTAGGTGTGAGTATTCAGACACGAGATTTCTCAAGGCTAAAAACGATTTAGTTGATGTTGAGTACAGAGGGAGGGTAATAATCGCCTCTCCTAGGTTCTTCATAAAAGATAGAGAGGGTATTCTAAGAGCGAAAAACGATTGCGCTTGGTATATTGACTCTAACGGGAAACAACAAATAGTTCACACAATAGATGTGCCGAGTTGTTCTTACTCAACTATAACAGATTGGTTCGGAGTTAGAAGACTAGAAAGTGAGTGTACTAGAATTAGGGGGTATGCTGATTGTTGGATTTTGAATACAAATGTTCAGCTAATCAAGTCTATGCAGTTAAGAACTGAGCAAGCTAACGTTATCCGAAATACTACTGACGAATACATATTAAGGACAAATAACTAATCATAAAACCAAACAAACTATGAATTACAAGGAATTAAAAGATAGCTTACGGGAAGTGTTAAGTACCCAAGCTACAAGCTACGAATACACTGACACTATGAATTTTTTGATAGAGAAATCTATCGAGTTAGGTGCGGATGATTTTGAAGTAGATGAACACGACAACATATATATTACAAAGGGTAAAGCTGACGTTTATCCCTGCGTTGTTTCACACACAGATACCGTTCACGATATTTACAAGGGGTATCAAGTCTATCAAGTCAAGGGCAACTTCGTTGCTTTCGACTCAGATACGATGCAACAAGTAGGTACAGGTGGCGACGATAAGGTTGGAATGTGGGTATGTTTAGAGATGCTACGCAAGTTCGACAATATAAAAGTATGCTTCTTCGCTCAAGAAGAGATTGGTTGCGTAGGAAGTTCTAAGGCTCGAGAGGACTTCTTCGACGATGTTGGGTATGCTTTCGAGTGTGATAGAAAGGGTAGCGGAGATTTCGTTCAAGAGTCTTCGGGAGTTAAAATGTTTGGCGACGTATTCAAGAAAGCAATCGACTCAACCTTAACTACTTACGGATACAAGATTACTACGGGAGGTTTGACTGATGTTCACGAGATTTCTCAGATTGCAAATATTGCCTGTGCTAATATGAGTTGTGGGTATTACAAACCTCACACTAAGCAGGAGTATGTAAATATTTCAGACGCAGTAAATACTTGCAAAATGGTCGGGGCTTTGATTACTAAGCTAGGAGAGGTTAAGTATGAACACGAAGCAGAAGATGCTTATTCCTCTTACAGTAATTGGGGCAATTATAGTACATATGGTACTTATGGTTATTCAAAATGGAAATCTAAGCCTGTAAAAAAAGTTATTAACAATTCTAAAATATTCTCAGGTTGCGATATGTGTGGGGCTATCTCTACCGATGGTTGCGATTTTTGCACTACGAACTACAATTCAGAGCTTGAGAACGATACTTTAGATATGCAAAATCAAGGAGCGGCGCAATCATTAGGGATGAGTTACGCTTGTAGTTGTGGAGGTACTCAAAAGGCTTTCAAAGACTCAGAGGGAGAGTTCTTACATTGTGATACTTGTGGGATGTACAAGCCTTCAGCAGTTCCATTTTAAAAGTTTGTTTGGTTAGTATGGGGTGTGCTTAGAAATGAGTATACCCCTACTTAAAAGTAAGCAATATATAACAAAGTTTATAACTAAAATATATAGTCATGTTTAGAAAGTGTATAATAGACCAAGTAATTATAGAGGGTTCTCTGAGGGGTAAAAGTCTTGAGGTAATACAAAGATACTTAAGTATATTTTATAGCCTTAGAGCGTCTAATAATGTGCTTAAAAAGAGAAAGAGATACCTATGGTTATCGGGTAAAGTAAGGAAAGTGGTAGCTAAAACATTTAATAATGCGTGGAAGTCCACGTACAACATTGATAAGATATGAAGTTTTTACACGACAGAAAAGCAGTAAGGAAGACTGAGTTTGATTTTAGGACACCCGAAGGAAAGAGAGCGTACGCAAAAGATAGGTACGAGAAGATGAAGGGTATTAATCAAGGAGTAAACGGATTAGTTACTAAGAGTGATTACGAATTAGTTATGGGCTTTGTTCCCGACAAATTGTTCTTAGATGATAAAAAGGTTGGTAGGAAGTGGATAGATAAGTTCGGACAATACAAGGGTACTCACGATAGAAGACAAGTAAGATGATGAGTCCAGAAGATATACAAAACGTAATATGTCAGCTTTGCGGGCATCCTACACCCGAAGATGAGCTAATGTTCTCAGATTGGGATTATGCAATGTGTGGTCAATGCTACACGGGTAACAACGAAATGAATACTGATGAATTTATTAAAAACCAAAACAACTAAGATTATGGAAAATACAAACAACCAATTTATTGCAAAGAAAATTGCAGATAAATTTACCGACACTTTTAGTGAACAAATAAATGATTATCTAACAGCTTACAATTTAGATGTAAACGAAGATAATTATGATATGGTAATAGAGGAAATTGTAAACATATATAAAAACAACTAGTAATGGGAAAGATGAAAGAATTAGCAATAGACGAAAACTATTACAGGTTATCTTACGCTAAATGGGTTTTTGAAGAGTGTTCTTGCCCAATAGGTGAGATAGAATTTTTATTCGATAACCTATCAAAAGAAAATAAAAAACAAATTATTAATGACATGAAAAGCCTAGAAGATGCGAGAAACTAACAAGACAAGGGTAATTAAGTACATAAAAACGTACGGAAGCATTACACCTATCCAAGCTATAAACGACTTGGGTAACACGAGATTGTCTGCGACAATATTTGAGTTGAAAGAATTAGGTTGGAACTTTGAAACAGAACTAATCAAAGTCCAAAATAGATTTGGGAGAACCACTAATGTAGCAAAATATTCTTTAAAAACTGTTGAGAATTAAAATAAAAACACTATATTTGTATAACTAATCAATAACAGGGAAACTATGGCAAAGAAAACAAACAATTTGCAGTTTTGGGATTCAGTACAAACTACTGACCCGAATTTCACTAAGGAAGTAGGCTTCGGTAGGAAGTTTACGAGTATCAATGCGCAATATCAAGTTCGGGAACTTACACGAGCATTCGGTCGTATAGGCGAGGGTTGGGGTATTAGCGAAGAGCAGTTCTACAATCTTAACGGAATAGACGGTCTTATATGCTATCAAGCAATCCTTTGGTATAAAGACGGAGATGAAGTTCGTAACTTCTCTATAAACTCATCTATTGCATCTCACAATGGGAA